CCGTGGCGTCCATCAGATCGTCATGGTCGCAGCCGGGGTAGGTCTCCCACTGCGCGAGCCAGTCGATCATGTCACGCCGCACGTAGAGTTTCCCATTCGAGGCGAGGCCGGCGAGCGATTGCCGGATGCGGATGGGCTTGGCGCGCTGGTCCTTGTAGATCTCGACGACGTGGAAGCGGCCGCGCTTCTTCATCTGCTCGTCGAGGTACCACTTGAGCGTGGCCTGATAGGCGATGCCTTCCACGCGGCAGCGGATGGGTTTCCATTTCCCGGCGAGTTCGAAGAACTTATTGGCGGACCAGTCCGGATGGTGGCTGCGGGAAGTGGACATCTCGAGCACGTAGACATCGCGATTGGCGGTCATTCCGACGATAACGTGCGCCTCGAAGTCCTTCGACGACATGCCTCCCGCCACCTGTGCGGCGCTTGGAGGAGGCACAGGATCAATAGCATAAGCGGTGACCATATTGGCGGGAGGTGTTTCATAGAAGCGAAGGTCAGAGGGGCGGAAGAACTGGCCTTCGTCCGGCACCAGCCAACATAGCTTTTCCCGCGCGAAGTAGGCCCACTGATTCTCACGGCGCGCCGCGGCTTCCTCCCGGTCGATCTCCTCGCTGGGGAAGCGTTCCTCCCACCGGCTGCGCCCCGCCTCATCCCGGATGCCGAACTTTCTGAACTTGTAGTCCGGGTTGTGCTCGGCCTTGGCGATGAGATCCTGCGGCCGCATGGGCGTATTGGAGAGCACCATCTTGCGATTGGGCGCTTCACTGCGCGGAGCCATCGTATTGAAGATCGAGGCGTAGACGAGTTCGTTGAGCTTGGCGCGCTGCGTCTCGTTGCCCACGTTCTCCTCGGTCTGCACGTCGTCGAGGATCACCAGGTCCGGGCGGAAGTTATTGATGTTGAGGCCGCGCACCGAAGAGGTGATGCCGAGGGCGACGAGGGTGATGGTGGTTTCTGGTTTCTGCGGCGCAAAGCGGCAGAGGATGTCGAGGCGGTCGGAATTCCACACGCTGCCGGGGCGCAGGCCGAACACCTGCGCGAAGGAAAGACCGTCCTCGGAGTTCCCTTCGATCAGCCGGCGCAGCCAGTCGCCGGACTCATGCGCCTTGTCGGTCGATGCGCCGAGGTAGGCGATGGTGCGCGAGGCACGATAGGCGACCGACCAGGCCACGAAGGAGCGGAGCAGGGTGGTCTTGGCTCCTCCCCTGAAAACCGAGAAGGCGGACAGATTGACGTCAGGATCAATCAGGTCGGCCCACATGTCGCGGTGGAATTCCGGGCTCGACTGGCGGAAGGCAGAGGGGAAGAAGGTGCGGCAGAACAGCTCCCCGTCGGTGGCGCACAGCGATACTAATTCGTTGAGGTCGACGGACGGGGAGCGTGCCTGCTTCATCGGTTATTTGTGGGCGGTGTGCGCGGCCGGTGTGGTGGCCGCGACGGGAGGATGCTTGTCGTTCTTGTCATCCTTGGTGTCCTTGGGTTTGGCCGGATCGCCGAAGGCCATGTCGCGGACGTGCTGGAAGGCCCAGCGGTCGTCTTCGGCCATGCGGCGGTGTTCGTCAGGATCGTCGAAGGGGCCGCGGCTCAAGGCGAGATTCGCCACGGCGCGCCACCGGAGCTTGATGGACAGGTCGGCATCCTTCCAGGCGGGCACCTTGTCGCCCGACTTCCAGTAAGCCGCCCAGGCGGCAAAGAGTTTCTCGGCCAGCCCTTCGGCGGTATGCTCCGGACCCGGCGCCGGGAGCGGAGTAGGCTCGGGCTTCGAGTAGCCCGTATCTTTTTCTTGCATTTGTTCAATTCTCCTTGGATCGAATCAAACGAGTAATCGAATCTGAGTCCCTCGCGAGGACTTACTTTCCTTTGCCCTTGGCGATGATGCCTCCCGCCAGTGGCGGCTTAACGGCCATCGCTGCCCCGCCGATGGCAGTCTTGCGGGACATAAGCGGAGCCTCCAGCGCCTCCGCGTCTGCGGCAGGAGCCGTGGAGATTTCGCGGTAGGTCACGTCGACGGTGAGCGAGCCGTCGCCGCCGGTCACGTCGGCGGGTTCGATGTGGAGCATCAACGCCGTCGCCTCGGGCGCCACGTTCTGCGGGTAGGGCAAGCCGGTCATTGCTCCGGTCGATGAGGCCGGGGTATCGAGGAGGCCGGCGGCGGGGAGAGTGTTCGAGACCGCGGTACCCCCTGCCTTGACGACGAGCAGGTTGGCACCGGCCACGTAGGCGAGCGTGCCGAAGGTGTAGGAGAGCGCGGCGGAGACGAACTGGAGCGCGATGCCGGCGGCGGGCGCGGGGACGAGCGAGATGGGCGTGGCCACCAGAGCCAGGAGTTGCGCCGAGGTAACCGAAGCCTGGCCGGTGATGGGTTCCGGCAGATCGACCGGCTCGTCGGTGGCATGCTGCTTCTTCTTCAAAGGCAGCGGCTTCACATCGCGCCGCAGATCTTCCTGGACATCGGTGGCGACTTGGCCGACGACGGCCCAATCGGTCTGGACGTCCGGTGAGAGCGCAGCCCATTGCGGATGGGGACCGAGGATGTCGATGGCCCTCTCATCTTTCGACTCGCCGGCGGATGCTTCAAAGAGGATAGGCGGCGGGGGCGGCGGGGCTTCCTCCCCGGCATCGATCGACTGCTGGGCGACGAGGTACCAGGCGTTCTTGACGGTACGCTGGGTCTCGCTCCAGGTGGGGATGGGGGCGAGCGTCTCGGCCGTCATCCAGTCGAGCATCTGAGCCTTGGCCGTGTAGAGGCGCTCGGCGAGTTCTTCCATCGTGGTGGTTTGCATCTAACTTTCCTGTTCTTCGAGGTTGGCTTCGAGGGTGAGGGGAGCGGTGGCGCGCCGGGAGAGCGCCCGCTCGCGCGCCTCATTAATAATGTTCACGTCGACCTGCAGGTGCGAGTGGACGTGCATGTCGGTCGAGTAGCCCTTGGGGTTGATGTAGCCGAGGGCGGTGAGCGAGAGCTTGGCGGCGGTGAGCAGCTCGCGCGACTCGAGTTCGTTCTCTTCGAGACGGCGATCGATTTCATCCAGCGAGCGGTGCGCGAGGCTGTTCAATTTTTCGGTGATTTTGGCACCGACAAACACCGCCTCCGTATTTTGTTCCTTGCAGGCTTCTAAATACGCAGCCTGGAACAGATCGTTGTGGAGGACCGTACTGACGTACTGACGACCGAGGTTCAATTCGATGGCTGCTTCCCTCAACTGCCGATGCGGATTGGCGAGGAGCCATGACAGCAAAGCCCGGTGCCGATGATTCAAACTCTTGAGTTCAGTGGCCAGCATTCAGATTCCTAAAAGAGAGGGCCGATGAACCTAGTCAGCGCCCACCGGCCCTTCCCCCCGAACGGGGATGGATCACACGAGCGACCCGTCCGAGGAACCAATCAACCAGATTGTGCCCAATTTCCAGTCAAAGGCCACGCAAGAGAAACTCGCGACCTAATGGGGGTATGGTACGCCTCTTCAATAAGATCAGTCAATAAATAGGTTTATTTCCTGCTTTTGAGAAACGGGCCGAGTACCTTCGTTTTGGGACCGGGGGCTCTTTCCGGATCGGGAAACGCTTGGGCGAGCGAGACTCCCAGACGGGGCTGCGGGCGCTGCGCGGGAGGGGCGTTCCTCTGCTGGCCCTGAAGGATTCTATTCATCTCGCCGCCCGATACTTCCTGCGGAGTGACATACCGATCCTGGTCCCACTTGCCGGGAGCACCGTACTGCGCGTACTGGCTTTCGTTGGAGAAGGTCGGGTGGTTGGGCTTCTTGAAGGTGTCGGGCCAGTGGCCTCCCTCATCCGGGCGAAAGCCCGCCTTGAACGCTCCCCGCAGATCGTAGTCCTCGCCCGAATCGTTGGGCGCGTATTGTTGTTTCCATACGCCGAACTGCACTTCCTCGAGCGGAGTGAGCGGGGTATCGTAGCCTCCGGGGCGCCCGCGGGGATTGGCAGCGGCGGCATCGATTTGATCCTGCTCGAACTGCCGGCGCGCGGCGACTTGCTCGTCGGTATCGTAGCGGTAGGTGGCTACGCCTTGCTGGGGGGATAACCGTGGCTGGGGCATAGCTTATCCTTGACCGAGCTGGCCTCGGAGCCACTGAATCAACTGCGCTTGTTGGGGATTGGACTGCGAAGGATCATACGTCGAGGTGGGGGTCGAGTAGTTCCACATGCCATTCTCGTCAGCGCGAGAGACGGTGGGAGCGGGGCCGCCCCAGCCGGTGTTATTGATGCCGGCGGCGTAGCGGGCGGCTATGTCCTCTGGGCGGTCACCCCGCTGGAGTTGGAACGCGCCCATCCCCGCGTCCTGGATATCTCCCTTGCCGAAATCGAGGCCGTAGATGGGAGCACTCGGGGCGGAGGAACCGGGCGAGGCCATGTTGTTGAGGTTCTGCGAAACGACATTGGCGCCGAAGGTCTGCCCGACCTTACCTGCGGCTTCGGGAGTTAAATAATTTGTGTTCGGATTACCGGGGGAAGCGAAGCTCACAGGCTGATCGTTGATCGACGCACCCACGTTCTGCGCCCATGGGTTCTGGTCACCCCAGAAGCCGCCGGTGCCTGCGGTGGAGGGGGGAGGCGGGAGTCCGGGGTTGGTTTGCGGCGTCGAGGGCGGAGTGGAGCCGCCCGCGAGTGGACCTTGGACGCCGGGCTGCTCGTAGCCGCCGGTGGCGGGTGGATGCTCCCCCATCCCCGGAGGGATTTGCCCCGGAGGCGCTCCACCGCCGAGGATGGGCGTGCCGGGGAGCGAGGCGAGTTGCTGGCCGAGACCGCCGCCGCCGAAGAATGGGTTGTCGATCGGGCGGCCGAATTCATCGAGCTTGGTGGCAGCCATTAGGTGAGCTCCTCTACTTCATTGGCGTCTTCGGCAGGCGCGTAGTCGGGGGCGACGGGAGGGACGTCGGGCGAGTCCGGCTCGAATAGTTCATCGAACTCAGGATCGGGAGGATCTTTCGGGGACGGCATGGATGCAGTATATCCTTGCCCTTTGTTTTCTGCCAGAATTAAACGAGCCGCGTGGCGTTCGAGCGCCACCCGACTCTGACCGAATGCAATCTGTAGAGGAGATCGCAATGGCTGACATCCAGTCTAAACCGCTTGCGCCATTATCCGAGAAAGACCGCGCCAAATTCCCGTCGAAAGTAGACAGGCGCTCCGATTCGGAGTGCTGGTTGTGGAAGGGTAGAGTTTCTGTCAATGGGTACGGAATGTTTCCTTGCTTTGGGAAACGCGCCATTAAAGCCCACAGAATCGCCTATTTCCTCGAGTACGGTATTGATCCTGGTTCGCTCTGCGTGT